ACTTGCACCACCGAACTAATCCAGCATCCGCTTTCCCCCCTGAAATTACTCGTCGTCCCAGTCAGACACGATGCTGGCCAGCTTGCTGGACTTGACCGGTACAGCAGACGCGGTGGGTGCAGCCTTGCGCACTTCGGGCTCGGAGTCATCGTCCTCTACCACTTCCGCTTTGGGCTTGGCTTTGGCCTTCGCCTTGGGTACAGGGGCTTCGTCTTCCTCGACTACTGCGGCCTTGACCTTGGCAGGCGGTGCACCAGCCAGTTTGATGGGGGCCGCAGTGTTATCCGCAAGACCTCCAACCGCACGCTCAGCATCAAGGGTCTTGCCTTGGTTCAGGGAGACCTCGTACTCGTCATCGGTCAACCAACGGGCTGGCTGGAACACCAGCGTGGGGGACTCCTCACTCGTATCAAACTTCATGCGGGTCACAATCTGCTCGGGGTTGATGGGCGGGTTCTGCGAAGCCAAGTAGCGGGCATACGCTTGCAGTGGGCGCTTGTCCCCTTCAGCCTTGCCGAAGATAGAGCCTGCGGGCAGGATGAGCTGCATCACATCTCCCTCGGGGTCGCTCTCCAACACCACGGCCAGCTTGTGCTGGTACTTGCAAGCACGGCTGTTGCCGTTACCCGAACCAGCTACGTTCTGTGGGCAGTTAGCGCAGCTTGTTGCTTGCGGTGCTTTGGCGTTCTTGTCCGGGGTCTCACCGTCGGACGATGTGCAGTCCGGCGGGGCCGCAGCAGCATCGGGGTTGTAGGCGGCTGCATAGAACTGGCGGCTCACCTTCGGTGCGGCCTTTACGATGATGACGTCCAAGTGGCGCTCTTCAATGCTGGCGACTTCTTTGCCTTCGCTCAGCAGACGAAACACACCGCCACGAATGGAGACGCGCTTGCCGCCGCCAACAGTGGCACTACCCGCCAAGGCGCGGGCGTTATCCGACAGCACGTTGTTACGTGCAAAGGCGGGGACTTTGGATGGGTTGAATGTAGCAAGGTTGCTCATGGTTCTCTCTTAACGTGGTTTGGTAATACGAATCTCAAAATCGCTGAATGCGTTGAGACCGGGGGGAACAACACCGGGGTTGTCTTCTAAAAATTTGGCCATGTTCGTCTGCGCAATACGCTTCTCCAACAAGTCCACGACATCGTGCTCGACAATGAACGTCTTGAACGAGTCCCAGTCTTGGGTGGAGTACCGCGTCTTGTTGGCCATTGAGACAGTGCCAAACTCGGTTTTCACAGACGAAACGCCAAGGGCTTTCATCTGGTCTTTAATCGCAAACTTAATCTCGTCTTGCGATGCCTTGAGCACTTCCACTTGCGTGTCGTACTCTTGTGTTAGCTGGTCGATTTGCGCTTTGATTTTGCGGTAAATCTTCGTCAGCTTATCTATCGGGATGGCCTCTTCACTCATTTACTTCTCCTGTTGTTGTGTCTAGTGTTTGACAAGTGTACACGATTTTTCTACCTTTGCAATCTCCTTTCTTAACTACTTATTGCTGTTTTGAACATGTCGGTCAAAAGAAAGTTGTCGTCCACCTTTGAGACCAACGCACTGAACATCTTCTTCTCAATCGGGCTGCTCTCGATGTGGTAGACCGACACCTTCTCAGCATTCTGCCCCTTGCGGTCAGCCCGCGCAATACACTGGATATATTGCTCAACGCTCATCAACGGCCCAAAAAACACAACGGTGTCAGCGGCGGTCAAAGTTATCCCGTGGGCGGTGGCTTGGGGTTGCATGACAAGGACGCGTGGGCTGGGCTCATGCTGAAAGCGGCGGATAATATCAGCCCGTTTGGTAGGGGAAACCCCACCATGAATGCACTCGGCGGTGAGGTTGTGCTTTGTCAGGTGTGTGTAGATGGTGTCAATGCTGCTGCGGAACATGGCAAACACCAGCACCTTGCGGTCGGTTTCCCCCAGTATGGCGTTCAGCTCGTTCAGGCGCGGGGTAGCATCGAACTCCACAACGTCTTTGTCGTCTGTGTACACAGCGCCGCAACTGATTTGCAACAGCTTGCTGACACCTGCTGCTGCGTTGACTGCCGTGATGGTCTCACCCGCAGCCTGCACCATGAGCTGGTCTTTGAGCGCGTTGTAGTACTTGATTTGCTGCGGTGTCAGGGCCACTGTGCGCGTCATCGTCATCACCGGAGGTAGGTCTAAGCACTGCTCCTTTGTGAAGCGTATGGCGGGCTGTAGCGCCTCCAGCACCAGCGCCTTGGCCTCGGGCTTAGGAACCCACTTGAACATGGTGGCCTTTAGCATTACCTTGTCCCGCCACGCTGTATAAAAATTAGGCACACCGCCGGGGTTGACCAGCTTGGCAAGGCCGTACGCATCCACAGGTGACTGCGAAGCCGGTGTGCCGGTCATCATCCACAACCTAGTCTCCGGCTTGAGAATGGCTCTGAGGGACTTCCAGCGGTTGGTTGTCGGGGTCTTGTAGGCGTTGGCCTCATCCACAATCACCAAGTCGAAGCGTCCGTCGTTGATGATTTCATTGGCAATCAGGTTCAGCCCGTCATAGTTGGCAATGACAAACTCGTAGTCCTCTTGCACCATCTCGATGCGCCGCGACGACTGCGTGTGGTGGGCCACCACCGCTGACCTGTGGATGATGCTGTTGCTCAAGTCACCCAACCACGCGCTGTGCATGATGGACAGCGGGCACAGAATCAACACACGGCGAACATGTTTGATGCTCATCAGGTAGTCTGCGGCCCACAAAGCGCTCAGCGTCTTGCCTGTGCCGGGTTCGCTGAACACAAACGCCTTGCGGTGCAGCGTCAGGAAGTCCGAGGTCTGTATCTGGTGCGCCATTGGCTTGTATTTACCGGGCCAGTTGTATCGCCGTGTGATGGGCGATGGCACATCTTTAACACCTAGATTACGCAGTACCTGCGTCTCCTCAATGCCCCAGTGCACCAACACCTCGTACGTGCCGTTGCTTTCGCTGACGACCTTGTGCTTTGGGATGATGGAGTATTTGTGTGGGTTGCGAGTTTTTAGCAGCAGTGCTCTGTCGTCGATGATTTCCATTTGCTTCTCATGTAGTTATTTGTTGTCGCCTTGATTGGCTGACTTGCTTCGCAACCGCAGATTGCCCGGTGTGGACTTGCCGCCCTTGCGCAGCGGCTTGATGTGGTCGATGTCCTTGCCTGCGCGGTCAACGCCTTTGGCATCGTACGCACGCCGTGCGCGTTGGCGCTCGTGTTGGTCTGAGTCAGGGCCGGACTTGCCGGTCTTGAGGTCTTGCTTGTATTCCTTCTTGTAGTCGCGGGTTGCCACGGTACGTCCTTTCAATGCTTGGGGTTATGTAGACACTTCACTACAGGACACCAACCGCATAGTGGGGTTGGCTTGGGGTTCCACACGCCTGTCTCGTGTGCTTGCTCGATACGAGCTACGCGCTGTCGATAGCTCCACCACTCGGACTCGGCCTTGTCGATGGTCATGTCTTGGCGCACCATATCGTTCTTGACCACAAACAAAAGCGCCCCACTCACCTTGCGGATGTGTGGGTAGTGGGCAAATATCATCAAGGCCATCAACTTCAATTGTTCCCGATCGGGATAGCGGTTGTTGCCGGATTTGTAATCTATTACTTTTGCCGTTAGGTTCTCATCGTCAATGATGATGAGGTCGGCAATCCCGCGCACCCATCGGTTAGGGTCGTTGAAGTCGCAGGGTTTCAAGTCCTTGGTCAGCGCCATCTCATGTTCGCACAGCTTGCGTCCGGGCTTGGCAATCAACGCATCAAGCGTTGCCTGCATAAACTCAAACTGCTTTGGCAGTGGTTCCCCATCCCGTACATACTTCTCCGCAGCGGTGTGCAGCTCCTTGCCGTACAGCGTTGCCACTGTGTCGGACTTGGGGAAACTCTTGAGCACCGTTACTTCGTGATACTGGCGGGGGCACTGCTCGTAGGCTTTCAAGCCTGAGTGCGACCATGTGACGTTGACCATTAGAACCTCGCTGAGTCGACTGCTTTAGATAGTCGGCTGGCAAACGCAATGACAAACGATTCATCACGGTTAAGGTTGTGTCGCCCCATGTCGTAAAGAATTGCATGCACTAGCTCATGCCAGAACGAATCACGTATCTCTGAGGCAGGCAGTTTGCGGTTTGTCTGCCCGTTGCGCAGACCGAGTTGAATGCGCTGCTCGTCGTACTGAATACGTCCGACATGTTGCTTGTCCAGCAGCGCTTCAATCACCTCAACTGAATACCGTTTGTTACCGACCCGGATGCGGCGCGGCAGTAGTAGTTTTGTGTCTGTTTTCATGCTTCTCCTAGTTTTTAGCTAACCCGTATCTACGGTGTGCGCCACCGTCAGCGTTCAATGGAATCCCCGGCAAATACCGTGGCTCCATAGTCATTTGAGCCAAGACCCAAGTCTTAGCTTCTTCTACCTCTGCATCGGGCACGCAGGCAATTAGCTCGTCGTGCACCGTACCCACCACGGGGTATCTCTTTGATACCCGCAGCATACCATCCGTCATCACAATGCGTGCCAACGCCTGCGTGACGTTGTTTGTCACTTTACCTGCATACAGCTTCGTTGCGTTGTCGCCGTATACCCACTGGCTCCTACCATCTTCCCCCTTCTGCTTACGCAAATTAGGGTACTTGAGCGCCATTCCGTTTGGCAATTCTATGGTCTCTTTCTTAAATGTCAAACACTTGTACTGGTGCTCTTCTCCCCCGTAAAGCGCAGAATCAATTAGCCCGCTGCACATGTTCCAGAATGACACAACCTGATACGCCGTGCCACGGTAAATGTCGATGATGCGCTTGGCTGCAATGGCGTGGTACACCAGTGCTTCTAAGGAACAAGTATGGGGGATGTCTAACAACACGGTTTCGGTTTTTTTCCACTGCAAGAACTCTTCTGCAAATCGTTTATTGGCCCCAAGCTCTCGGGCAAAATTTGCTGTGTACATCACTGGGGGTGCGCCAAGGAATCCCACTAAAAGCTGGCTAGCAAACGACGCCCATCCTAGCCCGTACCCACACCCCAGCAAAGCTGACTTCGCGCTCTGTCGCAAATCAGGGTGGCTGTCCTTGGTCATGCCGGGGATGTTAAACATCTGCGCACCAAAGGCAGCATACGGGTCACTTCCGGCTCGGAAGATGTCCAGCATCTCGGTGTAGTCCGACAGCCATGCCAACACACGCGGCTCGATCTGGGACAGGTCGCCCACCACAAGTTGATGCCCCTCGGGAGCCATGATGGCCTTGCGCAGAAACGACCCACGCTTCAAGTTCTGCATGTTGATGGCGCTGCCCTTGGATGCCGTCCACCGCCCCGACAGTGCCCCGTAGTAGCTCAGGGGTACAGGCAGCGTGCCGCGCTGCGCAATGTCGAGGAACCGTTGCGCACGGGTGCGCTCGT